GGAAAGCGCCGCCGGCGCCCTCGGCCTGCGTCAGACCGCGCAGCTCCGACCCGACGCAGAACGCGTCGACGCCGCCGGCGGCGGCGCAGAGATGGGCATAGTGCAGGATGAAGCGCCGATAGCTCCATTCGGCCGGACCGGAATAGGACAGCGTGCCGCCCGACACCGAGAAATCCGAAACCTGCGCCGTCCCGAAGAAGGCCGCCACCTCGGCGTCGGCGGCCGCGGTGCCGTAGGGGCTTCCCGCCCGCCCTGCGGCCTGCGACAGCGTGATGCGCCCGCGCCAGGGCAGCGCCGGCTGGTCGTCCGCCCCGGTCCAGGGATCGGGGCGGTGGTTCTGCGCCAGCTGGTCCATCAGGAGGAACGGGTAGAACATCACCGACTGGCCGCCGGCGCGCAGGGCCGTGATCGCCTCGATGACCGACCCGTCCGCCGGGGTCCCGCCATAGACCGGACGGCCATTTAGCTTCGCCACCTCGGCCGCGTCCCCCCGCGTGATGCCGCCCGACCGCCAGGCCATGCCCTGCCCTTCCTCCGAGGCGCTCTCGACCTTGGGCTCGACCCGGCAGTGACCCGCGCGCAGATCGTCGCCGAACCAGGACACGACCAGCGACACCGACCCGCACGCGGGAAGCTCCTCGCGCAGTGCCTCGATCGCGGTGGCGAAATCGGTCTTGCCGCTGGGCGTGTTGATGTTGACCGAGACGTTCTCGCCCGGCCCCTTGCTCCGGTGCACCGGCGTGGTCGCCAGGGCGTATTCGCCGGTCCCCGGAATCAGCGCCACGCCCCGCACACCCTGCGCCAGATCGGGAATCGCGGCGTTGCCGACACCCTGCGCCGCCCGCATGACCTCGAAGCTGAACTGCGGGACGCGGTTGCCAAAGCGCCCGAGGTCCAGATCCTCGATCACCACATAGGCGGTGCCGCGGTAGGCCGGGGCCATGCCCGGGCCCTCGACCGCCTCGATCTTGGCATCCGGAAGCTGGCTGGCGGTGCCCGCGTACACCCGCATCGTCAGGTCGTCGCGCGCGATCTCGACCCCGTCGGCCCAGATCCGGCCCACCCGCGCGATCGGTCCCTCGCACAAAGCGACGGCAAGGCTGACCGTGTAGGAATAGCTGGTGGTGCGGGGTTTCGGCGCGCCCTTGCCCCCGCCCGACTTCGTGACCGTCTCCTGGAACCGCGACGCCCAGATCACCTGGCCCGCAATCCGCATGCGGCCCCAGACCTGGCCGACCGCGGCGCCCTCGCTCGCTCCGGCCAGGCGAAAGCGATCGACCCGACCGGTCTCGATCGCGCGCGAGCCCGACCCCAGGATCCGCTGGTCCAGAACCCGGCCCAACGTGGCCCCGACCGCCCGCCCGATCACCGCACCCGACAGGCCAAGCACCGATCCGCCGAAGCCGCCGCCGATCGCGGCCCCGGCCGCCGAAAGCAGAATCGTCGCCATTCACAGGCTCCTTGCAGGAAAGTCGAACCGCGCCACGATGCGCCGCTTCCAGGGGGTCGACAGCGGGCTTTCGACCACGCCGTGCCCGCTGTAGGCATGGACAAAGCTCGGCCCGCCGCGACCGTTCGCCGACAGGCCCAGGTGCTTGGCCACGGCGCCCTCGCGCATGCGGAACAGCAGGACCTGCCCCTCGGCCTCCGCCGTCGCCGGCAGCAGATGGCGCAGCGCCGCCGACCAGAGCCGCTCGGCCCCCTCCGGTTCGGACCAGTCCTCGGTGTAGGCCGGGACCGGTTCGGGCTCGGCCCCGTAAAGCTCGCGCCAGACGCCGCGCAGCAGGCCCAGGCAATCGGCCCCCGCACCCTCGGCGGAGGCCTGATGGACGTAGGGCGTGCCGATCCAGCGGCGGGCGATGGCGATGGCGGCCGACCCGCTCATCCGCGCCGGCTCCCGCCGTCGTTGACACCGGCCGACACCGGGTAGGACATCAGCCAGTCTTCCCCCGGAATGTCGGGGAATCCCCGAAAGTTCAGCAGGTTGTCGAACTTCAGCCGGCAGGTGTCGGCCCGGCGGTCACACCCCGCCTCGATGCGGACCAGATCGCCGGCGGCCGGCACCTGACCAAGCGCCTGCCAGAGCTCGATCGCCCGCCCGCCGGTGCCGAGGACCCGGTCGTTCTTCACGACGCCGATCAGCCCGGCGGCACCGCCGGTCATCACCCGCAGGCGGCCCTTCTCGAACCAGCGGTCCTCGTATCCGGCCAGATCCGCAAAACGGAAGGTGCGCCCCTCCTCGACGCTCTCCACCGGCCGTGTCTCCGAATAGCCCGGCCGGTCCAGGTCGAAGCCGCAGTCGCCATCCCCGAGCACGGCCGAACAGCGGGCGTGATACACGCGGCCCTGCGGCTGGTTCAGCGCCTCGCCCAGTCCCCGCAGCTCCGCCGTGAAGGCCGATCCCCGCCGCACCACCTCGCCGAGACTCCCGGCAAAGGTCTGGACGCGCATCGCCGGGTCGGCCCAGTTGACCAGCCACATCCGCACCCGGGCGCCATCATAGCGCCCGGCCAGGATGTCGGGTTCGGTGATGCTGTCGGCGCTCAGGACGCCCGCCGCCTCGGTGTTGTCGACCGACAGCCCCGTGCCCTGCTGCAGCGCCTTCGCGGTCATGCCGCTGTCGGCGCGAAACCGGATTCCCTCGAACTCGAGCTCACGGTCATGGTCCGTGAACCCGACAACGACCCGGTCGCGCCGCTCGACCGCGACAGCACGGGCAAGCGTCGTCGCACCCGAGGCAAGGTGCGCCTTCAGATCCTCGGGAAAGGCCATCAAAGACGCACCTCCACCACCGGAACGCTCGGCACGTCGCCCGCCTGGAACGAGGCCACCGAGACCTGGATTCGGTCCGTGTCGAACCGCACCGGCACGTCGAACTCGAAACCGGCCGTCACCGGCTCNNGGGCCGGGCCGGAGGCGTAGGTCTTGATCAGCGCAAAGTCCACCGTCACCCCGTCGCCCAGGCCAAGCCACTGGTCCTGCGCGTCGGGCTCGGCCGAGGGCGCGCAGGACTTGAAGTCCGACCAGTCCTTCCACCGGAATCCGATCAGCTGCCCCTGCCGCGCCTCGAAGAACGCGATCAGCGCGGCCAGGTCGTCGAGACTGCGCATCGAGACCCCCGCGTCGTAGCGGCGGCGCGACTGCGCCCAGGGCGTGTTGCGCTCTTCGAACCCGTTCGACAGCTGCACGATCTCGGTGCGCCGCTCCGGGCCGCCCACGGATCCGAAGCTCAGGTTGGCCGGAAACCGGACCTCGTGAAACGCCATCTCGGCCTCCTCAACGGTTGCGGTCGCCACGCGCCAGCGCGCGCGCCATCTGCGCCGCGATCTGGCTCTGGCTGCGGGCAAATCCCTGGACGTCGGGGCTCGTGACATTGACCGTGACGCTGACCGGACGCCCGCCGGACGCCGACTGCACGCCCAGCCGGCCGTCCGGGCCGCGCGCCAGCGGCAGGATCGCCTCGGGTCCGGCCTCGCCCATCAGGCCGCGCCCGCCGCGCATGGGGAAACTGACCGGCTGGCTGACGACGCCGCCCCGGGCGAAGGGCATCACGCGCCCCTGGGTGAAGGCTCCGCCATTCTCGAAGGGAAAGAGCCCGCTCAGGATGCCGTTCAATCCCCCCGCCAGAGCGCCACCCAGCGCCTGCTCGACCGGCTTCATGGCGATCGAATAGACGCTGTCGGACATGCTCTGCGCGAGGCCCTTGAGCGCGTCCGACAGCTTCATCCCGTCGAAGATCACCCCGTCGAAGGCGCGCCGCAGGCCTCGGCCGAAGCTCGTCGACAGCGTGCTCACCTCACGGCCGGTGAAGATCATGCTCTCGCGCATCCGGCCGAGCTCCGCGTCGAAGGCCGCCGCCATGGCGGTGGCGCCGCCCAGACTGGTCTCCAGCGCATCGGCCTGGGCGCTCAGCCCGTCCAATCCGTCAAGCTCCTGCATCGCCTGTCCCCTCCGCATCGGGATACGCCCGGCGCAACTCCTCGAGCCGCGCCCGGGCCATCGGAACCGTCCCCGCCGGATCGCCCAGCATCAGCGCCAGCTCGGCCGGGGTCAGCCGCCAGAACTCGTCGGGCCGCAGCCCCAGTCCGGCCATCCCCGCCCGCATGAGGCCCGGCCAGTCGAGCCGGTTCATCGCGGCACCGCGAAGGCCCGCGCCAGCAGCTCGGCCGCCACCCGCGCCGCCGCCAGCGGCCCGCCCGCAATCTCGACCGTGCGCAGATCGTCGGCCCGGCCCTGCCAGCCGCCGCCGCGAAGCCCCGCCACCACCACCGCCAGCACGTCGCGCGACGACACGTCGCCACCCTCGAACCGGCGGGCCAGCGCGATCAGGCTGTCCGCACCCAGCGCCGCTTCCAGCTCGGCCAGAGCGCCGAGCGTCAGCCGGGCACGGTGCGGCACCCCGTCGAGCATGACCTCGACCTCGCCCCTGAACGGGTTCACCATCAGATCGCCGTGAAGCTCAGCGCGCCCGCCGAGGCGAGGCTCAGCTCATAGGTGGCCTCGCCGTTGTGGCTGCCCGCGTATTCCAGGGCGGTGATCTGGAACGGCCCCTCGATGATGCCGAAGGACGGCACGATCACCTGAAAGGAGGCGAGGCTCCCGTCAAAGAACATCTGCCGGGCCCGATCGTCGGTGCCGGCGTCGAGAAACACGCCCGACCCCGACACGGCGGCGGACCGGACCCCGGCGCCGCCCAGCAGTTCGCGCCAGCCGCCCTGGCTTTCCAGGCTGGTGACATCGACGGTCTCGGCGTTGAAGCTCAGGCGCGTCGCACGCAGCCCCGCGACGGTCTGGAACTGACCGCCACCGGTCAGGTCGATCTTGATCAGCAGATCCTTGCCATTCTGTGCCGCCATCGGAAAACCTCTGTTCTGTGCAACTATCAGCGATCTTGAGCGCCGATGCTGCCGCTATATGTTCGATTAGTGCTATTCAGGACTCGACCCGCGCCCGGAAGGTCAGGTCGATCCGCCGCTGGTCGGCATCCCCCACCCGACGCGCCCGCGCGCGCAGGAACCACAGGCCGACAAGACGGCCGCGCCCGAGGACCAGCGTGGCTCCGGTCAGCGCATCCGACACCGCCACGGCGGCTTCCTTGGCCTTGCGGAACCCGGCGGCGTCGCTGACCACGCTCACGACGAAGTCGTGGCGGGCGCCGCCCGCGGTCTTGTCCGAGGCGTCACGCACCTCCTCTGGACCAAGCGTCACATAGGTTCCGCCGACCGGGCCGGGAGGCGCCGCGTCATGGATCGCGCCCCCGACCAGCCCGGCCAGAACGGCATCCGCCGTCAGACGCTGATAGACCGCCGCCTGCAGCGCGGCTGCCATGCCGTAGCTCA